ACTGTAGATGCAAAGTTTTTAATTTTAGTTCGCAGTACATCAATACCAGATTCCTCAGAACCATTTACCATCATATACGTTGCACCAATTTCCTCAAGCATGGCTTTCGCAACAGTAGTTTTACCTACGCCTGGCCCACCAGACAAAATTAAGTTTGGTATATGTTTGTCTTTGACAAATTCGGTAAATGTTTTCTTTAGATCATCTGGTAAAATGCAGTCACGAATAGCGTTTGGGCGGTATTTCTCCACCCATAAAAAAGTTTCCATAATATAAATTTCCTAAATTAAACTTTGTAAGTTGATTCGGGTTCAAGTGCTATCCAATACTCAACAGGTGAGCTTTTGTTTGTATAGTGACTAATGTTCTTAGATGAAATCTCAACATCATAAGTGCCATCAAGTAGTTTCATATTCTCTACTTTAAAGAAGAAGTTAAACTCTCCATCACCATCAGTGGCAACATCAAGAGAATAGTTGTTTGCAGTATCGTTCTTCTTATCTTTTACAGTAAGAGAACTACCATTACCATTCTTTTCCAGAACCATATCTGGAGCACCAATGACACCAGCAGCCTTTTTAAGCTTAGACAAATCATCATTACTCATTGTAAAAGTAACTTCTTGAGATGGCATAGTGATCATTTTACTAGGACTTGTAACAACTGATGGATCAGAATAGAAATACTTCAGAGAGTTTGAAGTATTATTTTCCTCAGTAATCATAACATGATTTTCTGAAAATTCTAATACAGGATTTGTAAATAGAGACATAGATGCAAGAAATTCATTCAAGTCATAGATTGCCACTTCTTGTGGAAATGTTTCTTCTACATCTGCTTTAGCAACAATGTTCTTCATTGCAGACATTGTTGTAATTGTATTGCCTTCTTTAATCACTAAATTTTGATTAATGGTAGCAAAGTTCTTCAATACTGAAGTAGTATGATTACTCAGTTTCATAATTTATAGTCTCCTTAATTTGACTTATTTGATTTTCCAAAACACTAATAGCAGTGTATATGTGTCCTGTATCATGGGGTAGTATTTGTTCTTTAAGAAGTTCTACTTCTTGATTAAGAATTGACAGCCTAGTATGCTGTGGGTATGGTATTGGTGTTGTCACTCATGATTCTCCGATTCGTTGATGTATAATGCTATTATACCATAATGTATTACTTTTAACAAGTCTTTTCTGTCCTTGCCATTCTTTTTTCCATACCGTTGTGCATACTTCAATATGTTGCCGATACAAAACCCTTCACCATGACCACCATCTATGATAAACTCTGTAGCTTGAAACTTTTCTTTGCTATAGTGTGCATCATAGGTTGAGTCAATATATGTCTTTAATTCTTTTAAAGATGCCTCTTCATTATATTTGTATTTCATACTAAACTGTCTCTATTGGATTAATACTAATATTAGCAGAAAAAGTTCTACGTTCACCTTCACCAAAAAATGGATTAACACTGTGACGTAACCAAGATGGAAACATTATAAGAGTACCTTCAACTGGTTTAACATAAGATTCAGTTACAGGCCTAAGCATATTTACATCTCTATGACCATTCAAACCCCAAGTTAAATAAGTAAATCCATCAGTAGCACCAGAGGCATTATTTAAACCTTCAAATTCTTCATCTGGATTTCCAAGATTACTAATTTGTTCTGGAACTTTCATATAAAAGATACATGATAATCCCATATCTGATTTTGTGCCATGATCATGTAATGGATTATAATCTCCAGCATAACTATGAACTGTCCACATATTATCAACTGATGGAATACAATCTTTCTGTAGAACACTTTGAATATATTGTTTTGCAAGAGATTCTAAAACACCACTAAACATTAAACCAATATTATCATCTAGGTGTGGAAATGTTAATTGTTTAGATTTATCATTACGATTAATTTGACCTACTAATCCTTTTGAGAAATCTTTGTTATTTGGAATAATTACAGTATCAACATGATCATTTAATTCAGCTGTAATTTCTTCTGGAAATTCAACCTTCATAATATTTACAGCAAGCTGTGGCCGCATATTAATTTTCATTCCACCATTTTTAACTTCTGTTTCAACAGAGTCATATGATGCACCACCAACTTGATTTTTTGGATGAAAGAAATTATCCTCGTCTAATTCAGCAAGTTTACCAGCAGATTCAAATTCATTATATTCAATTCTATCGTCTACTTGTTTAAGCTTACGTCTGCGTTTGTCATCCATATAATTTTGTAAATCTTCATTGGCAGCATTTGGATCAATATCAAATAAATCTTTATTATTATTTTTCCACGTATTTCTCCATTTGTTCCAGAGAATTGTCTGATGTTCTGTTCCTTCAGATTCAGGAAACAATTCATAATCTTCTGCTCTTTTTGTCATTTATTCAGCTCCTTAAATAATCTTTTCAATGTAGTCTTTTTTTTACGTTCAGCATACCAATCAGCTTTTAGTTTTGCATCTGTTGTAGCAATTGCATCCGAATGCATCTTACCCCAATCATCAACAGTCAAAGGTCTGCTATCTACAGTTTTTTTTACTACTTTTCCATCATGTACTTCTTCAATACCAACATCTATTGGTGATTTCAAATCCATGATGTGAGTTTTACCCTTCCACCATGGCTGGTCATAATAAGCTCTTTTTTTATTGGACATAAATTAACCTTTAATTACAATCATAGTAACACAAAAGAGGAGTCTTGTCAACCCCTCTTTTGTTTTTTTTTGTTATTTAATTTTGATTAATTTTGGCTTCTTTTCCTCTGGAATTATTTGTTCCAGATTAATTGTAAGAAGGCCATTTTCAAGCTTCGCATCATTAACAACTATGTCATCAGCAAGAGTAAACTTACGATTAAATTTTCTGTAAGAAATGCCACGATGAATAGTTTCATCATCATTTTCATTTTCTTTCATTGACTTTATGGTAAGTACACCTTGAGCGACTTCTATTTCAATATCATCTTTACTGAAACCAGCAAGTGCCATTTCGATTACATGATTTAAATCTCCTTCCTTACGAATATTGTAAGGCGGAAAACCTGTAGAAGTCTGTTGATGCGAAATATAATCGTTTAGACGATTAAATTGGCGATCAAATCCTACTGCATATGGTGTTAATTGATTGAAGTTGTCGAATAACGACAGAGTTTTGCTTGTAACCATTTTTATCTCCTTTACTAAGCAAGATTAATAGAGTGACCCTTTATGGCATCACTCTATTATATATAAGGATTATAACACTAAATTACAACCCTTACATAATTTTTTTTACATTTTTTTAGAACTGAGGATCATTTGAGTATTCGCCTGTAGGAACTTCTTCTAGTTTTTCTTCACCAGAAAGTTCTACTCCTGCATCAACTTTAGTATATAAATCCATAAAAGATTCTTTTGTATCATCATCAAATCGAGCAACACAAAGTTCGATAGCTTTCATTTTATCTTTAAAGATAGCGAAAGCTTTAACTATGTGATCAAGTCGGCGAGTTGAGATAACTTCATCCACACCACCATCAAAGAAAGTTTTACGAATAACTTCAGCCCAAGTGATAAGATTATTTGCAAATTCTTTATCAACAGTTCCATACTTTTTCATAGAACCTAGAACAATCTTTTTTTCAGTATTAGCAGATGCATAAGGCTGTTCAATAGTAATAGCAAATCGTTCCAGAAAAGCTTCATTCAAAATGTTAGTTCCAATAAAGCGTCCATCCTCTGAACCTTTACCTTTTGTGTTAGCAGTTGCCATCACATTAAAACCAGTTTTAGGAGTAACCCACTTGTTTACTTTTTTGAGGTAAACACCTTTACCCTCAAGAACAGGCTGTAGTGCCATCAACTTGTTTGAACCCAAGTCACATTCATCAAGAAGTAAAGTACAACCACGTTCCATGGCTTCGATAACAGGCCCAGGCACAAACTTAGTTTCACCATTAACGAGTCGAAATCCACCAAGTAAATCATCTTCATCAGTTTCGATTGTAATGTTTACACGAATAAGTTCTTTATTCATTTCAGCATGAATCTGTTCAATCATCAAAGTCTTACCATTACCAGATAGACCAGTAACAAAAACAGGGTAAAATAATCCAGATTGTACAATCTGTTTAATTGTGGTATGGTGACCCCAAGGTACGAACCCTTCAAATTTTGATGGTACTAGATTTTGTTTTTCCATATTTGTTGCAACCAAATTAATTGTAGTGTTTGCAGTTTCAGTAACAGCAACTTCAACAACTGGTGCAGTAGTTTCTGCTGGTAGTTGAAATTGATTATAAGCAACTTTACAAGAACCCATAAACCAACCAGCAAGTGGCACACCAGCTTTGTCAGATGCATCCCTGATCATTGATTTACTTAGAATGGCCCCATTGCCAAACATTTCAGAAGCTGTATTAACAAACAGCTGTTTTCGTGGTGATAAATTCATTATATATTCCTCTCAAAATTTCTCATCATTTATAAATGCTAACACGAATCGTTAGCAGAGTCAAGGGCTAAGCTACCATTTTTACAAAATTATTTAACAAAGGTCTGTTATTTAACTTACCTGTTGCCATTTTACCAAATGCTCTTTTCAGTTGAGATTTACTAGCACCAGCTTCAATATCTAAAGTTTCATTAGATGTTTTTGAACTTAAACCAGGCAACAAGTATAGTTGATCAAAACCTTCTTTATTATTAAAAATAAGAACATTTTCTTTATTAATCTTTTTGATTAATTCTCTTGTTTTATGTTGTGTTATCCACCAATCTTCTTTTGGTTTTCTTATTATTCTACTAATAATATCCTTATCAACTCGACCGCTTCTACCATTACCAGCAACAAAGAAATTTACAATATTCATTTCTGGAACTCTTTTTTTCAAGAGAGATAGTATCATTGACAAGTTTCTATTACCAGTAAAATCTTCAGAACTAACAACAGAATTAGTAACTTTATCAGTCATAATAAAATTACTATAATTCATGTTTCCATTATATTTGTAACTTCGATAGTCTTCACCATTTCGATCAGTATTAATAGAGTGTACTTTATTCAATTCGCATCCCATACCATCAGTAAGAAATATAGTATTAATTTTTTGAACACCTGTTTGTTTCTTATACATTGGAATAAATTCTAATGCACAAACTGCGGCTTCATTTAATGGCGTACCACCAAGTTCTAAACTATCTGGAGCTCCATATCGACTCCCTAATACATCTCTAGACCACCTTGAAGCATACATATTTAAATAATGCATCATGGTGTTTATATCTTGATTTTTCATCTTACTTGAAAAGAACTGTAGTAAATGACAATTTTCTACAATTAATTCACCAGACTTAAATTCAGTCATTTTAGTATTTTTAGGTGCAGTTCCCCAACACCTATCATCTTCTCCAGTTCCAAAATTAGAAGTGAATCCAAAAACTTCAAATGGAATTTGTGTTCTCTTACAAAACGAAATTAAATTATAAAGTTGATTTAATGTGCCTTGCAAATTGTAAGCCATTGATCCAGACCAATCTAGGAATAAAACCAAAGCGTGATTTGTTGCGCCAGGCAAGGTAGTAACTTTTTTGAATAGATCATCATTATATTTGTAAGTATGTAACCTACCCATATCTAATGAACCTGTTTTTGAAGTAGATGCCCGAGCATACTGGTCAGCAGATTTTTTCATTTCAAATTCTTTAACCATGTAAGACACAGTTTTTTTGTTATCTTTTAAAAATGTTTGAAGAGTTTCTTTTGTATCATCAAAATATCTACTACCTTCACATTTTATACCTAAATCAGTTGATTTTTTATACAAATCCATAATTTCTTTATAATCTATAATAACATTTTCTAATTTTATTTTTGGAATTATTGCATATATTCTATCGTTGGCATTAACATCCAACATATCTTCTGAAGAGATCTTTGAAGTAGAGTCTGTAACAGATGTGATTTTTTCACCACTAGATTTACCACCTTCAGATTGATTTTCAACGGTAGATTTGTCAGATTTATTATCTGAATTTTCTTTTGATTTTTCAGAACTACTAATTTTAGACTCTTCAGAACCTTCATCTTTTGATTTTTCAGAACCAGAGGCTGAAGTTTTAGTTTCTTCTGAACCTTTATCATCAGAAGATTTGTCACTAGAACCATCAGAAGTTTCTTCAGATGACTCATCACTTTCATCACCAGAATTTTGAGAACTACCCATATCTTCACTAGAATCGTCAGATTTTTCTTCTTGACCAGATTGGTCAGATGGCATCATCATTGCGTCCATATGATCATTTAAATCACTCTCAGCAGGCTTTTCGCCTTGTGATTCAGTATTATCTTGAATGTAATCATACAGTTCTTTTGCAAGTTCAAGCACATCATCTGTAGTAATAGTTTGATTAGATTTTTCTACCCAAACCATTTCAGCATCAGAAAATGGAACATTTTTAAAATGTTTATAGTGAAGATTAATCCTATCAATTAAATTAAGTTTAGAAATATCTTGACCTTTAGTACCAAAGAAATTGTTACCAGATAATTCTTGATAACCACGATTAAAAACTTTTACAGAACCAAGATATTTCTTTTGAACTTTTTTCTCAATTCTTACATCTTCTAAAACATTAACAAAAGAAAACTCAATATTTTCTTTTTTAGCCTTTTCTAACATTTCTACAGGAGTCCAAAGAGCGTGACCAACTTCATGTACCGTCATTAAATCTTGAACATCTTTACTCATCTCTTTCCAGATAGGAAGAGACAGTTCACGATTTTTAACATCAAACATTGCAGTATTTTGTTTTCTATGAACTACATGAATATCTTCTTCAGCAAGTAATTTCGCCAGTGTTGATAAATCTCTCATAAATCGCCTTTCTTATTAACTATACTTATATAGCTATCACGAATCGATTGTAAAGTCAAGTATATTAATCACATTTTATAAATAAAAATAGTTAATAAAATCAGTGGCTTACTATCACGACGAATTTTACAGATGGATTTAT